GAGAACCAGTTAGCTGACCCGTAATACCAACAGACTTAACGCTAGGAGCTTGGTGAGGGCTGCAATTAACATCAAACGAAATGCGACTCCAACGAGCATCATCAGACTTGGGTCTGAGGTGTGATAACCAAGGCGTTTCAATGATTAGTTTCTGTAGGAAGATGGACATGTTATCTGCTCGTTCTTTAGAAGCGGAGATAATCATGATCTTTTTTTCTGGATTGTTAAAAAGTGTCCAAAGCACAAAAGCTCCGGTAATCCAGGATTTACCTACACCACGAAACGCTTGGATCTGAAGACGCTTTGGACCGTGTTGGAGGTAGTCAGCAATAGCGTATTGAGCACGTGTTGGGGATGGAAGATCCAGTTGTCCCCAAAGTGCTTGTAGAAATAGTTTAAAGTCCTGTTGAAGGGACTCTAACACGGAGTCCCCTCTAGAAGGCGCTGTACGGCGTTTTGCAGGCATGGATGATAGAATGTACCTAAGGGTGGTTTAAGGGGCCTTGTAGGGGCTTATAGGTGCCTCTAACGCTGCCAATTGAATTGACGCTCATGTGGTTGATCAATTGTACCTATCATCCCAAAAGGACCGTACCTTTCTTGTGAAGGTGCTTCAGTAGGAATCAAAGGTCCACTATATCTAACGCTACCTCCTTTATTTCCTAAAGATTTAGGTTTGGCAACGGGTTTAGGTTTAACAATTGGCTTAGGTTTAGCAACAGGAATAGGTTTAGGTGCAGGTTTAGGTGCTGGTGTTGTAGTTGCGGGCGGTGCAAATCGAACACTTGCTGATGATTTGGTTGAAATTCCTGAACCAGGTAGTTTTTTAAGTGCTTGATCAATATCTACACCAGGTTCAAAATCAAACCCAGGTTGCTGACTTGTAGGTTGAAGTTTGTTGTGATATTTTTTAGGGATGACACGCACGTAGCCTGTTACATCATCTATATCTACGATATACTTATCTCCATAAGCAGCATAGACTTTAGATTCAACCGTATCTTTGAATACTTTAAACTCTGGATCAGATAAAGATACGTACTCATTTGAGCCACCAGAAGCTAATCGAACATTATGCTCAACGATAGTTGGCTTACCACCAGACACAAATTGATGTTCGGTAGACTCAGATACTTTTTTAGCTTCTTTTTTTAATTGAGAAACATTTTCACGTTCTGCTTCCGTTTTATACAAACGTTCTTCTTTAGTTCGTTTGACATCAGCAGCCTGTTTAGTACCATAATTTTCTGCAGAAAGTCGTCCACCTTCCTTTTTACGTACTCGTAATTTTTCTCCATTAGGTAACTCGTAAAGGTTACCACCAGATAAAGATGGTTGACTTTCTAGGTGTGCTTGAGCGGCTTTAATTGCGTCAGATCGTGTTTTAACAGGAATAAACTCTGGCATGAAAAAAGCCGCCCATCACTGAGCGGCGGTATAAGTGAATAAATCAGTTAACTTTTTTACGCTTCTTCTTATCGTACTCTTCAGTCTTAGCGGTTACCTTAGACGTGTCAAGTTTGCTACCATCTACCTTAGTAGAAGGAGTGTACACATCAGACTTGGTATCCATCTTAGAGCTGATCTTCATGGCTTTGTTAGCTTGCACAGCAGCCAGATGCTCAGAAAGGGTACGATAACGGCCAACAGAAAGACCTTTAACGTCCTCAGGATCCCGATAAGATTGTGCAGCAGCTTTAGTTTCCTGCTTAGGCTTAGGAATCGGAGGAGTCATCCGAGAAGCAGGCATTGCAGTGGTACGCTGTGCAGTAGCCTTCACAGGAGGAGTAGCTGGTTTCTTCTCAGCAGGTTGTGCTTTACCACCAGGACCGTAGTACTCACGTGCTTTGGTGGGTTCAACAGTCGGCTTAGTGGGTTTTGTTTGGGGCTTAGCACCACCAACGGTTTCACCTTTAGTAGTGGCACCTTTCATGGAAGAACGAGCAGCTTTTGAACCACGGCGAGGAGCCATAGCACGAGAGTACTCTTCTTCGCGTTGGATTTGAAGCTGACGCTGACGTTTCCGTTGCTCAGGGGATAATGCGGGCATGATTAATTAATATGGGATAAGATAAGCCCCTCTCTAGAGGGATTATAACCGAAAGTAGCTCTCATCCACGAGAGCCAATTGTTGCTACCTTTAGCCTGATTACATCTCCAACAGGAGGGTACAAGGTTTGATGTAAGGTCTTCACCACCATAGCAGCGAGGACGAACGTGATCCAATGTAAGTTCATGTAATTCATAGGTTTCTCCACAGTAGACACATTGACAATTGAAGTGCTCTTTAATGGCCCTTCTCCAGAGCCGTTTAGCTTCAGGACTTGTCATGGTTATTAGGTTTTGGAGGTAATGATCAGGTGTTGGCAGCAGCGGTGTCATGCGTAACGTTGGCCTTTGCGCGGGCGACGACGATTAGCTGATGGTTTTTCAAGCTTTCCTTTATCAGGTCCGGTATGAGAAGCATCCATTCCGTCACCGTTGCCATAAGTACCAAGTTTTCGGTTCAGTTTATTAGCATCGGTACGGATCTTCAAACCATTGTTGGTTTTGTTGTACTTTGCTTGCTGTTTTTGTCGGCGTTGACGTGCCTTTGGGTTCTGTTTGTAGTACTCAGATGTGTTTTGAGCCATACAGCCTCCGTTGTACCATTTCAGGGTCAATCTTAGGCATTACAGACGCCAATTTATCCAAGGGGTTACCGTCATAAGCAACCCCACTGATGTCATTCTTGGCTAACCAGTCACAAGCTGCTTTAAGATCTTGTGTGCTAGCTTCACCAGATTTAATACGCTGAAGAAACTCAGTTGTTACGAGATTATGAAGCTCGTTAAACATGTCTTCAGTGGCTTTCTTAGTTGCCATTTCTCAGCACGATCTGGTCTAATTTGTTTTCAATGCGGATCATGTGATCCTCCATTTTTTGTAAGGCTGAAGATAGCTCTTCTCGTTGGACGTACTTCTCTGCAATGCGAAGTTCTACACGGTCAATACGTGAGTCAACTTCGTTAATGCGAGTATTCATACGTGAGTGAAGAGCAACAACAGCAGTAAATACGGCAACAGTGCCTGAGACAATTGCTTCGATCATTGTTTCCTAAAGGTCATAAACCAACCAGTCCCAGGACCGTCAACTTCCCAGCGTTTGAGCCAGTTCTTCCAGGAGTAACGAACAGACATTCCACCAGAGCCAACCTTGAGGTAGCCGCCATTGGCGTTGTCTAGTTCTCCGTAAGGGTCGTGGAATACGCCGTTAGCACCGTCGTCACCAATCAGAAGCATGTAATGACCGCCACCAGTAGGAGCAGAAACGGGGCCGTGGTGAAGGATTCCAGTGGCTACGGGATAGCCTTGCTGAAGTTCTGACAGCAGCTTTTGCTTAGTTCCGGTGGTATAAAAAGTAGCGAGTATGCCGTATTGGGAACACGCTTTTATTTGTGCAGTAGCTTGGGTTGTATCGCCGTACTTGAGGACAGTCTTGAGGTATGCATCATCAGCATTACTCCCTTTTAGTGCATCAGGCTTGAGGTATTTAACGGCCATAGCACATGATGAGCTGAAACACATTCGTGAAGCGTGCCCAGTAGCAGAGTCCGTCTGAGGATAGTACTGGACTACATTAAGTATTGTCATTGGAGCGGCGTAGGTAATCTAGAGCCATTTCAAGGCCATAAACAGAGTCACCAAGCATTCCAATCCCGATATTGCAGTTGTGACATAAAAGCCCACGAACTGCTCCAGTAGCGTGGTCGTGATCTATTACAAAACCAGCTTTGCGTTTTGGGTTAGAGGAGCCGCAGCAAGCACACTTTGACTGTTGCTCATCAAGAAGCTCCTCATATTCTTCAGGTGTTATTCCGTACCGACGAGCGCGGTGGTATTGCCGACTTTTAGAATCACGCCAAGCTTTGCCCTGTGCATTCAAACAAGGTTTGCACCTTGCTGTAATACCGTCAGAACTACGACTCTCTTTCTGGAAATCAGAGTGTGGTTTGCTCTCGCCGCACAGTGTGCAGCGTTTGAACATTAGTTTTTAAATACGTCTTTCAATTTTTGAATCTTGTCGTCTTCTTTACGGACCAGTTTCAGGTAAGAAACCAGCGAAAGAACGACTTGAACAAGACTGTTGTCTTTCAGTTTGCTGGCGCCCACGGCTTCAGAGCCAAGGAACAGCATAAAAAAGACCAAGGCCTCATAAGAAACCTTGGCACCAAGAATGGTAAGCATAGTGTGTACCGTTAATTAGTATTTAATGCAAGCCAATAGAGCAATGTTGCGAGGACGGGTCTCAGTTCCACCTGTGCTGCCGATTGTGGGGTACTCCTCTGACAACGGCTGACTTCCCCCGGTAGCGGAAAACGCTCCACCACGACCTACCAAAGTGCTTGGTGTAATGGTGTGGTTGTGGCTCTTGAGTTCATCCGACTGGGCCGAACCAAACGAGCGGCTGGTATCAACACCACGGCTGTCGTCCCAGCCACGAACAAACTCGCCCCTTAGATCAGGCAACTTGCCTGCAGAGCCGTAGGTGGAGCCGACAACTGCATAAAGCGCAGCGAAGTTGGCGGTAACGCCTTGGACCGTACCGCTGCCATTGGGAAGAGTGTCACCGTTGCACTTCAGATAGCCCGTTGGCGCAGAGCTAGAGGCAAAGTGAAAGACAGCACCAATCGGTACTGCTGCTCCTGCTGCCAGCTTTGCTGCCGTAACGCTGCCGTCGTTGAGTTTTGCGGTAGTGACCCCACCATCTTGAAGTCGTGATCCAGGTATAGAGCTAGTATTTACACTATCTCCAAGGTCTCTAGCTTTCGTCATTAGTCAAAGGGGGTACATAGTTAGGAGCCACCGGCCAAACAATGTTGAACGGGTCTTCCTGATTGGTGATGTCCCGCAGCTCTTGGCGGTAGGTAGCCCAGACGGTCTTATCAACCGGGCTGTCGGGCAGTTGGGTCCAGTCGCAGGCAGCAAGCAGGGTGTTGCGTTGAGCGCGAACATTCGCCCACTGGCTATCAATGCGTGCCTGCTTTTCCTCTGGCGTCATGGCTTCCACCACAACGGTGTAGACCCAATCGCCATCAACGTAGGGGTCACAGGACACCAGCTTTTCAGTGGCGGCGTCATACGGAAGGAACAGGTTGACCTTCTTGGCGTTGTTCTCCGCCAAGAACTCATCACTGGGACCAGAAGCAGTGAAGGATGTTTGAGGGAAGATGGTGCGGTAGTCGCCCACCTGAAGGACGGTTGAACCGTCAACGAGTGCGATGTTCATAGGTCTGGGAAGGCTGCTGTAGGTGGCGTGAAGTTCGCCGTATAGCGGGCAACGCCCTTGGTGATGCGAAGGTCGTCGATGTAGCCGTTTAATGATCTTCCGCCGACCTTTTGGAATCCAACATAAGCACAGTCAAAAGACCCTGTAATACTTGAAGTGCTTCCACCAACTGTGCCGTTCAAATATATTTTGGTTGTCCCTGAACTTCTGACAACGGCAACGTGACCCCATGTGTTAGCGGATAACGATGAAGGCGCGTCTATCAGTCGAGAATATCCCGACGCCGTATCTGTCGAACTGGAAATTATTGCGTAGGTTGCTGCAACATCTGAAATTAAAATTGATGATGTAGAAGACGCCCACCAAACCGCAGGTGTCAGACTTGATGCCCAATAAAGCCAAAGCTCAATCGTAAAATCTCCGCTACCAACTTTAATTGACTCGGTAACTGGCGGTATGAAACAAGCCCCCGTCCCACCAAAATACATCGACCCCGTACCAAACTTCTTGACGCTGGTGCTGATCTGAGCGGTGCCAATAGTCTCCAAGACGTTCTTACTGGCGTTGTCGATGATGCCGCCGTTGGTGAAGTTCACCAAAAGATTGGTATTGGCAATGGCTGTTGGTGGTGAGGTGGGCGGCGTAAAAGCGGAGGTATAAAGACAGGTCCCATTAAGAATACGGAAACCACTTATGTAGCCGTTCCATATATTGTTAGTTCCAGCGCCTGCGTTTTCTGCTCCAATATAAAAATTGGTCATTGTTATGGAATTAGAATTAGTAATACTAAATAGCAAACTACCATTAGCAAAAACGCGCACCACGTTGCTGGAATCTCTTGCCACAACCATGTGATACCACTGGCCAGTGGTAAATTTGAACGTAGCTCCTGAAATGTATCCACTGCCACCTGACATATACCACTCAATGTTTCCTGCTGAACTTCGCCTCAGCAAGCATCCTGTGCTCCAGTTGCCAAAAAACACTGAGTCACTAGTAAAAGCATTGGCATACCACCAGCCTTCAATCGTAAATTGACCAGAAAGGTTTGATGGTGTGCAATAAATCATGTCTCCATTCCCATCAAAATACCCACTACCCCCGTGTGTGCTGGCGCTGTATGCCGCTGTGGGGTTGAACGGGCTGAACGCTTCAATCTTCGTGTCACCATTGCGGGTGATCGCAAAGTTATTGGTGCTGTTGTCCTTGAAGCGGTTGTCCTGCAGGGTTAGCAGGGACGTGTTGGTGATTGCCGTGAGTGGGGATGTGGGTGGGGTGAAGTTGGAGGTGTAGACGGCGGTGCCTTTGACGATGCGAAGGTTGGAGATGTAGCCCGTGAACGGGTAATCAGGACTTGTTGTAACCGACGCGCCTATGTAAAGGGTTGAAGCATTATTGATGTCGGTTGAATTTGTAGCAGAGCCACTTGAAGTGCCATCGCGATAAAGAGTAAGGGTTGTACCACTTCTTACTAAGGCATAATGAATCCAAGTATTAGTTGACCCAGTTCCGGTTTCACTAATTACATTTGATGATCCAATATAGATACGCATCCGACCATTTCCATTATCTGTTTGAAAAAGAAGAGAACCAGCGGATGTATAGCCTTTGTTGAATAGTGTTTGATACCCTGTAAGAGATGAGAAATTTAACCAAAACTCAATCGTAAAATCACCGGATCCCATTTGCAGGGCGGCGTTATCCGCAACACTTAGATAATCCCCACT